GGTGGGCCGCCATGCCCACAGATGATCCCTGTGCCTTGAATGGCAGGTTCATGTACTCCTTGTTGGCTGACCAACTGTGTTTCATGTCAAGATCATACTGTACTTCTGTGATGTCTTTGCGGACTATGCTGTCTGCGTCCAGTGCGATCACTGGCACGTCATCCTGATACAGCTCTGGTATCAGGTCAAACCTGGCACACACCCAATATCCGCGGCGTTGTTCCTGTGTCTTGTGTTCTCGCGGTGTCTGTGACTCCGTTAAACTCACACCCATTTGCTCACACCAAATCCTGTCCTGCGGTTTGGCATCCCATATGTGGGCGTGGCAGTGTGCCCACGGAGCGTGTGTCCTTATGCTGTTGAACAATGCTTGGCTGTGCAGACGGAAATACACACTATCGCTGGCACAATAAAATCCTTTGCGATCAATTTTTTTAATCACTATGCCAGGTCCTCCGCGATCATTTGAATCGTATCTCTGCCTTGAGGCTGCTGGATTTTTCAGCGATAATTTTTACGATGTCAATAGTTTTTAATGCAGTGTTGACAGTGTATTTTCTTATGTCCACAATGATGCGTGTGCGTGGGTGGCTGTGTCGCAAGATTAGATCGCGATAGTCATCCACGGCATAATGGAAGCCACAACTCAACCAACTGCAGATGAGATCAAACTTCTTGTCTAGGGGGATGTTGATGTTGTGTGCATCCACCATGGTATAATTTGTGGTGCCCTGTGAGTCAAAGAACTTACGCAGGCTGTCTAGCCCCGTGTAATACATCATGTTGCCCTTGGGTCCAAAGTCTTTCCTCCTCAGATTGCCTGTGGTGTTGGAGTTGAAATCTCCATCCAATAGATACAATTCCGTTCCGTATTTCTTGTTGAATGCTCTGCTCTCAAAGGCCAGCCCGCAACCTATGTCCAATATGCTGTGGGGTGTGGGTTCACAATGCTGATCCAATATCTTGAAATATTCTGCTTTCTGTGCCACGTGTTCTGGTTTGAGCCACTCTTTAAAATATTCGTGGTCCGTGGGGAACATTTTTTTATAATTTTCTAATGCTGTCATTGTTTGTGTCTCCTAGTCATCCTGCTCCTTGAGCCTCTGGTCAATCTCTTGTATCGCCATCTGGATGGCTGTGCGGATCACGTGGTCGTTCTTGAACTCCACCTGTCGCATCTTGAGGTCCTCTTGCAATTTCCTCAGCAGGCTTTGTGTCAGTGCGTCCGTCATTTGGTGTCCTTGGCCAGCTTGATGAGCTCTTCCGTGGTCCAGCCCCAATGCCTCAGGGCCTCAAGTGATTGCCTGGCCATGGTGTACCACACCGCTTGTATGTCGTTGTGGCCTGATCGCTGCGCCTCTTCTATGAGAATCACGAGGGCCTGCTCCGCGAAGTTGAATCCAGAATGCATCTTGGATCTCCCAAGGCGAAGCTGTTGGCTCTTGCGATCCCTGCGATAGCTGTCCAAATTCGTGATGTTGTTCTTGTCTGCCATAGATTAAAGGGGGCATCGTGTTTGCATGGCAAATGTCAGAACTGATGCCCCCATACCTTAAAGTGAACGTTAAACTTGCAAAAGGGAACGTTCAAGATATTTATATAAATTGTGAAAAATACATAAGGAAATGGGCGAGAGAGGATATGCCTGATGGAATCTCCAACCCATTTCGCAAAGGAGAAATTGTCAAATGGCTTTGAGCAATTTCCAAATTTACTTATCGTTTGGTAAACTCAAAAAGATGTTGTGTATTTTGTTGATGACATATATACTTGTGATTATGGCAAACTACAACAATTGGTCTAAAACTATATCATCCACAATACAATCCAGTCCTAAGCATTATTCATTAAGAATGCGTATGGCTCAAGTATCTCAAAAATATTATGGCACCACTGATTTTTCCAAATTAAAACCTTATCAATTAGATAAAATTATCACTTGGACGACCCAGATCAATCCCAATAAAGGCTCAAGCAAAGACAGAAGGCATGGCAGAACATTAGGCAGATTTATCAAAGGCAAAATTTAAACAATCTCAAGGGTGGCCCCCAATTACCAGGCTTTGAAATGATGAAGGAAAATAGTAGTCATATCACGATCAGGGTTGAAAAATAACTGATCAGCGATTAGGTTGTTATCGCAACAGACTAAAAATTTGTGCTGTCCAGGCCCACACTGCCTGGTGTAAAGAAAGCGAAGCACACAGGGTTGGTATGATCCCGCACAAATTGGTCTTGCTTCTGGATGACGAGTGGGGCAACTCACATAAAGTCAGACTCCATCTTTGCACAGGTGGATTCTGAGCAAAGCAATCTACATAAAGTAAAGCGAAGCAAACACGAAATCACGTAGTGATTGAGTAGATGAACGCAGTTCATCTTGTGTGTGCCTTTAATGATCAACTTGCGTTGATCAACTCAAAGACTGCGTCTTTTCGTATGTCCTCACCCCCGCAACATTAAATAAATCATAATGAATCAATGCCTCGTGTTCTTCAATGGACCATCAGTGACCCAGTTCCACCAACTGCCCAAGAGATTCACTGAGATAGGTTGCAACTTCATACAGAGGCACAGGGCCGTGGACCACGTGTGCTGTTTTGATCACCAGATGAAGACACAGGTCAGCGTGACGCCTCCCGCCATTTACTACTGCAGGAACGGGCACAGGGGCGGCGGATGGGGCGAGGTGGTGTGGAGCAGCCACGAGTCAGTGCAGAACTCAGGCATGATGGCAGTGCGGCTGGCCATACATCTGAGGTTCCAACGCATATGGGTGCTGGGCTGTGACTGGGGCTCAACCACCATCAGCATCTATGATGACATCTATCACGGGGACAAGGCGCTGCCGCGGGCTCCAGGTCGCAGGAAATTCACCAACGGGGCACTGAGGCAGATGGAGGAGTGGATGACCAAGCGGGGCGTGCAGATAGTGAGCGACCGCCAGGAGCCCTTCAGGCTGCCAGTGGTCAGCGTCACTGATTTTTTGGCGCACTATGACACCCCCTGACCCCACGTGGCCTGCCAGGCCTGTGCGATATACTGCCCAGACGCACGGATTGGCCGTTGACCTCGCCCCTGCGGCTGAACAACACCAGATGGTACAGCGTGGGTGGTTCTATGATGAAATTACAAAAATGATGCTCACCGTCCAGGCAGGTGCCATAGCGTGAATGCCAGCTGGCATCTGAATGTTGCTTGGCTTGTTTGCCCTTCCTCCTGTGCCTGCGGCAGGAATAGGTGCCCAATTTGCTGAGCCTACTGAGGAATTTTTCCTTCAACATCTAGGCCACCACTGTGTGTGCTGACACCGTGGTGAACTCGCTTCTGCGATCCAGGGAATTGATGGCTGCCACCCTCACGTCATAATTGCTGCCAAGCACCACGAAATCTATGAAGGTGCTGGTGGCTGACGTCGTGGTCCAAGTTTCAAAGTCTGAATCCGCACTGAGGCGATACTGCACCACGTAGCGGCTCACGAACGGATCGCTTGGGGCCAACCAGTTCACGGCCAACCTCCTATTGGTGTTGTTGGTCTCAATGTAGGCAGCGGTGTTGAGCTGTAGATTATGCACGGCACCTGAGCTCACTGACAGCGAAGTGGGCGGTGACACCAGCAGGGGATTTGGCAAGTTGATCGCTGGCCTCAATATGTCGTTCTCCTTGGGTATGAAATTATATGTTGACGGCACGTGCTGGAACCCTGACAGCGTGATGTCTCCAGTGGGCTGTATCCTGATCTGCACCAATCTAAACACTTGGTCCAGTCCCAGGTTGGTGTTGAGCACCCTGAACAGATCTCCCACCGTTAGGTTGGCGGCTGATATGTCAGTGTTGACGGTGATCAGCAGGGCCTGTCTCGTCCTCTTGACGAACACCTCCGCATACTGTATGGCCTGTTCCCTTACTGTGACCGTGTCCAAGACCACTTGCTTCTCCAATCTCACAAGGTCCTCTGCCAAGAACTGCACGTCATCGCTGGAGCCGTCCTCTGGCCATATGACCTCATTGGGCTGATAGTCAGACGCTGGATCCACATAGGTCACCCTGCACCTGTTGATCTTGGTCTCCTTGGTCTCACCCTGTAATTGCAGACCACCAATTATGTTGTTTTCGTGCAAGGTCAGCACGATGCCAGGATCAGATGGTGTGGCGGTTATGTCATTGTCGTCACCGCCGTGCTCTATCTTCAATAGATATTTGCCCTGGGTGAAAGGCATCATGCCACGGAATCCCTGCAATATTTTCCTCACGTTGTTCATCAATGATTCGCCAGTGTCCAGCACAGCGTCGCAGGTGAATGCCTTGCCCGTGGTGCTGTCAGTGTAGTTTACCGTCTGTTCGCACAGGGCCGCGGCGGTCCTGAAAGACAGCCAGTTGATGTCTGAATTGTCCAGTGCCTTGCCAAAGCGAGGGTTCCTCAGGTAATCTATCAATACGTTGACTGGGTTGTTGGTGAAAACTGTGGTCTCATTGGCATACAGAGTGGAGCGGTCAGCGGTGGGTGGCTTGATGTCTAGATTCATGGCCCAGCTGGTGATTAGATTTCCATCAGCGGTGATGTTGGTGCCAAACACGGCGTTATAGGTGCCCGTGGGCAACGACACCACCTCGTCTATGTTGAGAGTGACTGGTGTCTTTGCGTACACTTCTGGGTCCTCAAGACCAATTACTTGTTTACGTATGTTGGTGTTTCGTTTGCTTTTGGTTCTGGTAAAAGTGGCCAGCGTGGTGCTGGAGTCGTCCAGTATGGTCACTGAAGTTTCCACGTCCAAACCACCCTCACTGACCAACTCAGTGGTGAGAGCATGTCGCACCCTGACCTCAGAACTGGCGGCCGTGGTGCTGAACCTTATGGTGTAGCCCTGGGCGGGCGTGCCAGAACTTGTAAAACTTAGACTTTGATTGGTGGCCGCGGTCCAAGCACCAGGCTTGGAGATGTAGGATCCAAAGTCAGCGGGATTGTATGCGGTCAGCACGTTGAATATCTTCTTGCCGTTGAGCACCACCTTGATGTCTGGTATGCCGCCGCGATATGGATTGTTGTCCACCTGCTCCTGCGTGGGTTTTGGTGGCAGCCATTCAAATCTAAATGCCATGTAGCACAGTCCGCTCAACTTGTGATCTGACGTCCAGTTCACTGCGCCGCCAGTCAATATTGAAGATGCCACTTGGTCATCCCTGCCATCAAAAAATTGCACCTGTAATTTGTCTTTGTATGTGCCTGATGGCGGTGTGGCCACTACCCCGTGGGCATAAGAATCCAATGTGACGGTGGTGTCATCTATCAAGAGGCTGGTGTAGCTGTCGCACTGCCCCTCAGCCAGCACAAGGGCCAGATACATGTATTGGTTGCTGGTACCATTAGTGCTGACAAAAACCCTGCAGCCACCCACCATCCTGGTGCCGTATACCACTGGTATGTTGGATATGGCGCTGTCCTTGTTGACGAGAACTCCCTGGATCTCACCCCTGTCAACATCGCTAAATTGCGGCTGATTTACCTTGGGGCCAAACGGTGATGCAAAAATACTGGTGATGCCCTGGACCACTCCGCCTATGAGGTCACCTATCCCGCCAACCACCTTTTCAATGATGTCTCCAAGTCCGCCCATTACAACACCCACTTCCTGTAGTTTTCACTACATTTATTATAACCCAGTTTGTTTAAAAATTTTTCAACCTTGCCGTACTTGGCCCCGTGGGCATAATTAAAATGGATTTCAAGAGCTCCATTTTTCACCGCCCATTCTCTCACGGCGTTGAACAATAACAAGGACGTCCTGCCTTTTCTAAATTGAGGATACACGTAATAGAAACAATCATGCACATAGGTTGAATAATTGTATAAAAATTGTTGCAACGACACGGCACAGCAACCTATGATCTGGCCCTGCTCCTCCAAAACAAATACTTTGAGGGCATCGTTGTTGATGCTGTTGAGATAGCTGTTGGCAATTTTCCTAAGGTCCAGGTAATGATGATTTAAATTGCTCTCCTTGTGTTGGATCTTGTTCAGCTCAAGGCATTGTGGCAGATCATTCCTTACAAATTCTCTAACTATCATTTTGCTTCTCCCATACTGTGTCGTGTTGTGTGAAATTATTTTGTATAAAAAAATTGTGTTTGTTGTGCTCATCTAAAAGATAAGCCTCGCCGCAGGTCACTATGTGATGAACGTTTCTTTCAGCACAAAATTCTGTGACTGTGTCCAGTAATATCTGATAGTTCTCCAGAGTCCTGTTGTGTGGATCCAGGTGTAGAAGATATATCAAACATTTTTTGGTCATGCTCCATGGCAGAGAGAAACAATTGATTATTGCGAAACCCATCAATGTATGCCCAACGAACAAGCCAAAAGACTTGAATTCAGCACTGATCAATAGATTCTTGACTTGAAAATTAAAATTTTGTTTGTTGAAATCCGTGCCCACCAAGCCGCGCTCAAACACTGCCTTGTAGGAAAGATCCAACAGGGCATTGATGTCCTTGGGCGTGAGTGTTCGTGCGACCTTCATTTACAATTTACCCCAGCGTATGTCCTTGACAATCTGCGGAGAGAAATCCATTCCACGATCATTGGGAAAATAAAGATTTTGTGATGCTGGATTGGTCCTCCTGCCGTTGGTCCTCTCAAAGTCTGCGAACTGGCTGGCACAGGTCAAAACAATGGTAGCAGTGCTTCCTGTCTCTTCTATGCTATAACCAGATATGTAGCCATCAAACATCAGATACACGTCATCTGAAGTGAATGACAGATCATCTTGCAATATGGCACGATAGATGACCACTCGCCTGTTGATGTAATCATTGCTGAGGATTACTGCCACCATGGTGGGATCAACTGCGGTGAAAGTGATTTGCAATGAGCCAACCCTGAGGTCAGAACTTTCTTGAATTTCTCCATAGCCTAAAAATTGATTTTGGGCGATGTAGGTGTTGTCGCCGCTGTCTGGGGCTGAATCTGAATTAAAAAGCAAGTTGACGTTGGTCGTGGTAAAATATAGAGTGGTGGGTAGATGTATTTCTATGAGGTCAGCAACAAAAACACGGTTGGAATCCAGTTTGGTCTGAAGTGCCGCGGTAATATCCCTCGCCATTAGATGTCCTCTCTAACAGAAATTTCATAGTTGAAGGTGTCATCCGCATTGGCGGTGTATCCTTGCTGGTCAGTAGTTAAAAACACTAAGATAGGCACGTTGTTATAACTCACGGTAGTTGTGTTAGTTATCGCGGTTGTGAGGGATGGATAAATTTGTATCACGTCCTCAGTGGAATCTGTCTGGTTGAGGTCAATGTTAGCGGTCAACATATACACCTTGTCGTGGTTGCTGAACTTTATCAAGTCACCTTTTTTGAGTAGGCCGCTGCCGCCCGTGCTCCTGCAAATGGTCACGCCAGCCTTATAATCATCGCTGATTGTGATGGTGCCTGATGCGGTGCCCCTTGTGCTGCCAATGGTTGGCGGCACCACGGTGAATGAACCAAATTGTCCATCCTGTTGTATGATAAAACTGTAGATATCCATGAAGTCATCTCTGGACAATGCGGGTGATCTCAAAGTGAATGACCAATATTGGCTGCCTGTCCGCACCCTCTTGGTTATGCCGCTGATGGAGGTTGAAGTTTTTGACAATGTGTTGCTCTGCCAATTCAATGTGGTAAAACCTGCTGTGGGAAATGTTCCGCTCATTGTGTTATACTAGACTCCTTTGTCCTGTGTCGTTAAGTGCCCTGTTTATGATATTTACTATCATTCCTTGCCTTGACATTAAAAGATCATCAAAGCCACGAGCATCCACCGTGCTGATGTTGAAGTTGACAGTGGCGTTCTTGCTGCCACCCATCATGCCCTGTGTGTCTTGATTGTTGAACACATAACCATTGCTGTTGGGCACAAATAATTCTGGTCCCTGTTCTCCCACTATGTATGGTGCTCTGCCCTGTGACGCCATGCCTCCTGTTTGCAATCCTGGCAATTCCAATCCACCCGCCTTGACCGCACCACCCTTGGCAAAGAAGAATGAAGCGATGGTCAATGCCGTGTCCAGCCATCCCCCACCTCCACCTCCTCCTCCACCACCACCACCTGCCGCTGCCGCTGCCTGTGACAGTGCTATGTTGGTAGAAAGCGATGCATTCAAACTGTTGACTTCATTTTTGGTGCCCCTGACGCTATCAGTGACCATGTCAAAACCTTTTTTGATATAGGGAAATATATAGGCGGTGTAAAATAATCTCAATAGGCTCTCCACGATCATGTTGATGATGGTCTTGCCCAACATCTCGCCAGCTTCTCTGGCTGTCCTAGCTCCCGTGATCACGGCAGTGAATGCGGATATGGCGGCGTTTTCTAGATCTTTGAAACCCTTGATCACCACCTCTTCCGTGACCTTGGCCAAATTATTTCCTTCTGCACTGATTTTCTTGAATGCTTCCAATGCACCATATTCAATCTGTCCATACACACTGTTCAACTTTGCTACCAATTCAGCCTGTAGTTTCAATTGCTGATTGGTCAGGCCCAAGGTGGGCAAGAAATCCATGAAGTCTGAATTGACTTCTTTGATCATAGGTTTCAAGACATCACTGGTTTTCTTTGTCTCCTTGCCAAGGTTGTTCATTTCTGTGGCGGCCGCACTCATCTCATCAGCCAATGGATCCACTGAACCCGTGAAATTATTCATGCCTTTGCCTATGTCTTTGATTGACCGTCTTATGCTGTCAAATACCAGACCAATGCCCGTTAAAATTCTTAAAATACCACCACCTGGAATCACCAATAACAATGCACCAAATGCCAACTCTAATAATGCAACACTCTTGGTGATGCCTTCCACTGCCTTGGTTATACCATTTAGGTTGCCTGCGAAATCAGTGCCTGTGATCTCCAATCCCAGTTTCTTGAAACTATCCATTAGGTTGGCATAGGCGGCGTCAATGCTGTCAGCACCAGCCCTGGCAGCCATCATGGCATCTGAATCTGCGCCAAGATACAATTTGATGGCATCAGCAGAAGCTATGCTGTTGTCCTTGATCTTGTCAGTGAGTTCCTTGCCTAATTTAATGTTGAAAAATTCTGTGATGTCTTTGCTGGCGCTGATGGTTCCTTCTTTGACCTTGGTCAGTTCTCCTGCTGCCTTGGGTAGGTCAATGCCCAGCGATCTTGATAAAGCCGCTGCCTGTTTTAAATTTTGATTGAGTTGTTCTGCGCCACCAACACGCAACAGTTCCTGTGCGGCCTTGGCAGCATCTGCCTGGGCGAATCCAAATTGTTTGGCGAAAGCCGCGGCAGTGTCAAATGCCTGTGCCCCCTTGGCCAATGAACCCGTCAATGCGTTGAGAGCTATCTGTGTTCTTTGTGTCTGGGCGGCGGCCTGTATCAATCCGCCTATGACAGCGGTGCCTCCCAATGCTATGAATGCTCCACGCACCAATCGCAAGGTAGAAGACAGTGAGGCTCCACTCTTCTCAATGGTGTTCAGTTGCCTATTGACCTGTGTAAGTCCTGATAGGCCCCGTACTACGACGTCAATACCTAAAGGGTATGAAGCCATCAGCGTCTCCTAGCTTGGTTTTTTTGCGCCTGCATCGTTTTCGTCCGCTCCTTGTTTTCAGCCTCCATGTAGCCAGCCCACAGAGACAATTCCAGTGTGGTCATCTCCATTATCTCTTTGACAGACTTGTGCAGCCTGTTGGCCAAAGTCATAATGAATCTCAGTTCCGCACTGGCTATTACTCCTTTGCGGCTACCTCAGCAGGTATTTCCAGTTTGGCATTGTTGATGGCAGTGGCGATCTTGATTATCACCGCTGGATCAGCTTCTTGCATCAATCTGATTCTATCTGCGTCCACAAACAATCTCTTGCCTTGGGCATCTCTGCTCTTGATCAAGATTGTCTCAACCAAAGCTTCAACCACTTGTCCCTTACTTGCGTATTCAACAATCTTGGCTTCGTCTTTGAAAGAGTGTGTCTTCCTAAAATAGATGTCAATATTCCATTCCTTACAATGGTATTTTTCCATTTCACCCGCAATGGCAGTCTGCCAATGTTGGCTTATCTTATCCGTTATACTCATTTTATTCTCCTATTTTTTCTATTTTTTATCACTTCCTGTATAGCAGGTGCAGCCACACCTTTGCGTGCCTGTCTGCTGTATCCACTTTCTAACCTTTGGCCATATGGTTGGGGGTTAGATACTCTTGCCGTGTCCTTGGTCACTGTCTTGCTCCAGGTACGCTTGAACTGCCCAGACCTAACTGGACTGCGCCTCTTGACAATGGTCAATAACTCATCAGTCGCTCCACGAATCTCTCCATCCACAGCCAATTTTAAATTATTGACTACCAGAGCTGAATTGAATCGCACCGCGATCATGCTATATGTTGGTTATCGTTAAAGCACCACTGCCCTGGAATGAGCACGTAGCTTCAACCATACCATCAAAATTTGCGGTGATTGCAAAATTTGTGATCACCACATTGCCAGCAAGTTTTTGTCCTGTGGTCTCACCAGATGGGAAAAGTTCTATTGAACCCAATCCTTCTGATCCACCACCGTTGGCAAAACTTACCAAGTTTCTCTGCCCTGCGTCATCGTCTCTAAAGTAAAGATCCATAGATCCAGAATATTGTCTCAGTCCTGGAATATATGATCTCGCTCCTGCTCCCATAACGGTGCTCTCAATTGCTTGGACTTCTTGCTCTACGCTGAAAGTCCTCACGCTAGCCACCGCAACTTCAGTGGAGTCTCCTCCAATGAACTTGATCACACCGTTCTCGCCAGTGTATGCTGTTGTGTTTGCTGCCATTTATTTGGCCTCCTGTTTGTGTGTTCCACCAAGAACACCTTGTTTTATTACATCAGCATGAACTACCATTTTATATGGCAATCTATTCTGATCACTGATTGGCTTGGTGTCACCAATATTTCGCGGTCTCAAGACTGCGGAATTCATTATAAAACACCTTTCTTGTAGGTGTATAGGACATCTACCGTGACAACCACTTCACCCAGCGGGATCTCACGTTCAACAATCTGCACGTTAGATACCCTCGTGGTCACGTTGTGTATGCCCGTGGAGGCCAAGGTCACTGCCCTGCCTCGCTGTGTCTCTAGTATCTCTTCAACCCTCTCAACTATCTCGTTTCTCAGGGTGTCCAGCTCTGGTCCCCTCACGTAGCATCTCAGCACATATTGGGTGGTGCTCCTTCGCAGGTCCATGCTGACGTCTTCCCTGTCCTCATTGGTGGTCACCACCAGTATGGCTGGAAATTGTGTTATGGCCAGCTTGGCCACATCAAAGAACTTCCTTGACACCAAACCAGGTGCTGGGTTGGTCATGTTCTGTAATTGCTGGGTTATGTTTATTGCTATATCTTCTCTGGCTGACATTATCTCTGCAATCGTCTATGATAGTAGGGTTTCTTCTCAGAATCAGTAAATGTGCCTGAACTGTCAAGATCATAATTGACACCAACCTGTAGTATCAAATTGAATTCTTCTTCAAACTTGTTCTTGTAATAGGACATTTTTTCTCTGAAAACATCACCCGCTGGATCAAAGGTAGATAGCTTGGGATATATGTAAAGGGCCAACACATGATACACCGCGGCACGCTCAAATTGACTGGCCTGAAGTTTGCCCTCTTCCAGTTTCACACTTGAGCCACTGAGAACAGATATGTCCAGCTTGCCGTAGCGAGTGGTGGGCCACCATCTGATGTTCAATAGCCTTATGATGTCATCGTATGTTTGTTGATGTAAGTCGCTGAATTCTTGGATTCCAAATTCCTTGATCTGCGGCTCGTACTCTAACAGATTTGAGTCTGTTGCAAATTGTGGCATAAAAGTCCTTCTTTATGTTATTGATCAAGTCCTACTTGATTGCTTTTATTTATTGTATAAACGAGAAAGGCCCAGTTAAGGGCCTCTCTCCTGTCAAATAATAATGTTGAAATTATGATATGACTCTGGTTCCGTTTACAAGACAAGCATAATTCTGTTTTAACACAGCATTACCTCTTGCAGTAGTAGCCACGAATTCTGTGGTTCTAGCTGAAGCGTCTCTTTGGGTTTCCAATCTTATGTTTCTTTTTAAGATGTGACCAAACGCACTTGGTGAAAATACTGCACCTAATGTGTTTGTGGTTGATTCATCAGCAATAACTGAGCTCATGAATATTTTCACATTAAAAAGTTTACCTAAGTAGGCAGATGAACTGATTAAATTATCACCTACAGTAGATATCGCATTGGCAGATGTGTTAAAACCTGCAGTGGACAACGCCTTAGTCAAGTGAAATGCTTGACCTGGGTGTAGCACAGCAAAGTAGTCACCGTCCGCGTCAGTTGGAGCGTTCACTCCTCTTAACTTGTAGACAGCGGCTAACAATGTTGCTGGTGTTAGTGCATCTTGTCCACTACCAACAGAATTGGTAGTGATGTTTCCAGCTGTGAAGAGTGAGAAAGCATCAGTGTCAATCTTTTCTGCGATCGCTGATCCTAACATTACTCCCACGTCTGATGCCATAGTTCTAGCAGTTGATTCCGCTAAAAGGTCTGACACGTCCAATCTCGCACCAATTTCAGATGCAGTGATCGTGACTGATGTCACATCCATTGACTCACCATCCAAGTCTTGTGCTTGTGTTGGTGCTGATGCCGTGATTGACGGGTACACAGGCACCTGTACTGTTAATCCTGGTTGTCCAGAGTAGTCATATACTCTAAACACGTTGCCTGCTATTGATTTTTCTTGTGCTGTGAAGATTGCCTCGTTCAAGACATTCGTCAACAACGCTGTATCCAGCGAGGATAAACCTGCTGGGCCTAAAGATGAAGTTGCCATCTTTTACTCCTTATTGTAAAGTTAATTTTGACTTACAATAAACTACTTTTGGAATAGATTCCTACGAAGTTTTTTGTAAATCGCCCTATCCGCTGGATTGTTTAGATCTAACTTGCTGACGTCAACTTCTTTGGCACCTTCAGGTGATGTGTTTGATTTACTGCCGCCACCAGCTGGACCTGCTGTGACAAAATGTGGATTGCTTTTAAGCCATTCGCTTACTAATCCATCTATCGTCATGGGGTCACCAGTTTCAGTGTATTTCACTTGTCCAGATTTTGAATCTATGACCTCAACCTCACCAGCTTCTGACATTCTAACTTGATCCCTAACAAGTCTTGCAACCTGATCTGGATTGATAGCTTTCTTGGTAGATGCGGCATTTATTAATGCTCCATCCACTTTGATTTTAGCCAATTCACTGGATAAAGTTTGGATTTTTAGTTGTGCTTTATCAGCAGTTTCTTTCAAAATCTTTTCAAACTCACCCTTACGTTTTTGTTCCTCAAGTTTTAATTGTTCATCTTTTTGGACCAAAGAACGATATGCCTCAACATCTACACCTTCGTATTTTTTTGCAATCTTAGCTTCAGTTTTTCTTCTAACTTCAGCGGCAATGGCATCCAATTCCGTTTGGGTATAAACTCTGGTTGATTCAGCGACCTGAGATGGATTATTTTTAGAGCCTTCTGTAGTTGCCTCAGTAGCAACGTCTTTAGTGGCTTGCAATGATATATCACTCATCGTGTGTTTCTCCTTTTTAGTTGAACAAGGGCAGGATATACCCTCGTAATGCAGTTATTTATACAGTATTATTTGATTGTAAAGAAATGATTGCTGATGCTCCACAGCACCAGTAAGAGGGATCCAACCACTGTGATCAATTTGATCCACAGCATGATGTTTTCTATGCAGACCCTTTGCTTTTTGCTTCGCATCAATTGCTTTTGCAATAGGATGGATCGTTTGGTCAGTGTGTCTATTCTTTTAAGGAGATTGCGTTCAAAACGATTCATACCTTATTTACTTTTTTTCAGTGTCCTTGTAGTCGTAGTCGTATTGGCCCACTTCTCGTTCATCAGTGGTCCATTTGGGCTCGTCCTCCACGCTCCAGGTGTGTGTGTTGACCAGCCTGTTGATCACGGGTGGCTTGCTCCAGTCCACTCCCATGTTGCTGTCAAAGAATCTGGTGCGGTTGTTGGGCTGTATGGCATAGTTGCCGTTGGACATCTG